TTTTCATAGTTGCTTGATTTAATAATGTACTCTCCATAAATATAACCTTTTAATTTTAATATTAATTTTCTTTTCTACCTATACTAACTGATCTACTATCTTTCATTTGACGCTCTACATATTGTATAGCATCTTTACCTACACCTGGTAATTGGTGAATTGTAATATCTACTGATGTTTTACACCATTCTCCTAACCTTAAACATGTACCAGCATGTTTAGCTCCTAATGTATTATCTACCTTAATATTATGAGATGTAAAATGTTGGATCATTCTTTTAAATGGTGATAATGAAGAACCAATATATAAACATCTAGATTCTTCTTGATTTTTATTACGTCTAGGTGTTAATGTATCTTTATCATCACAAACCTTATCATGTCTAACCCAATCTTCAAGTGATATTTTACATTTTTGAGAAGGTTTAATAGTATAAACACATTCAACATGTTTAGGAATACTATAAAATGCTTCAATTAATTGTTTAACTGATGTAGATTTTGGATTAATGTTTTTGATTTTAATCCAATTTTTATTATTTTCATAGTGATTTAGAGCTTCGTGTCTTTTATCTCTTTCATAATCGATTAAATCCCTACTAGCTTGTATGTTCATAACCTATTTTTAAATTTGGCTAAATATACGAACCCTTCTTCAGGTATCCAAATTATTTCGTGGAGAAGAAAAATGTTTGGTGCATTCTACAATATTCATCGGTATTACCAAAATACTGTACAGCTGAATGGTAATATTTACCTTTATAAATTACTGCCCTATTATATACATTACCTACATAATCAGTCATTTCCCAAGCAGTAAAATCATTAGAATCTTGATCTAATTGTTTAGCTAATTCCTCATCCTCTGGTCTTACTCTATAACCAGTTTTTTTATGTTTGTATAAAGCAGTACCTGATTCAATAGGTGCATCAGGTGTGAGATAAACCACACAGGCATAAGTAGTACCCCAATCAGAATGAATCCAACATTTATCCCATGCTTTACATAAATTATAAGCACCATTGGAATAATTCCATTCAACATCCCAATCAGTAACTTCTTTTTGTATAGTATCTTCTAATAATTTTTTTACTGATGGATGTCTATCCGGATCTGATCTTCTACCAGGATGATTACCTTTTTTATCATGCCATTCTAACTCATTTAGAGCATAATTTCTAACATAATCAGGGTCAGAATAAAAATCTTCTAATATAATTAATTCAGCCATTTATACGATTGCTCTGCCCTTCATCTTTTCCCAATCTCTATTCGTACGAACAGTATTATTAGTTGTTTGAGCAGCTTTTAATACATTATTAGTTATGTTTTTTTGTTTAGTTATCTCTACTATTGCAGATAAATCTTTAGGGAAACAATGTCCTCCAAAACCAAAATCACCATCTGGTCCTGGAACACCCCAATGTGAATCACCTAATCTAGGATCTAGAGTAGCATATTCAATTATTTTATCATAATCTAAATCTAGGCTTTCACATAATTGATATATTTCATTAGCAAATGAAACCTTAGTAGCTAAAAATGTATTTGTAACATATTTAACCAATTCAGCTGTTTTAGCATCTGTTTTAATTATTCTAGGTGTTTTTCTAAATGCAGCAGAAAATATTTGTTTAATTTTAGTAGTAGCTTTTTTACGTCCTCCTAATAATAATCTTGTTTGATTTTCAAAATCATCAACGGCATTAGCTTCAGTTAAAAATTCAGGATTAAAAACTATATCTATGTAAGGATAATCTAGTTGAAAATTATCTGTTGAACCAGGTATTATAGTAGATTTAATTACTACTATTCTATCTTCTACTTCCTTACTTGCTCTATTAATTTCTTCTAAAGTTCCATCTAATATATCTAAATTACAAGAACCATCTTTATTCATTGGTGTTGGTAAACACACAAATATAATTTTACATCTTTCTAATACTTCAGGCAAATCACTATTACATAATTTAGCTTGAATATCATAAGTAAATACTTTATAATATTTACTTAATTTTTGGTAAATAGCATTACCAACAAAACCTTGACCTATTATTCCTATATTCATAATTTATTTTTTATTTTTCCAAAAACTATATATACCTTTTTCTATTTCATAATTTTCCCATACAAATCTTTCTCTCATTGGTTGTGCTTTAGCCCATTGCCACATTTTAGCTAAACCATCTTCTAATGATGTTTTATGTTCAAAACCTAATATATCAACTGACTTTTGCCAAGTAGGAACAGCTGTATGTACTTCATGTCTTTTTTCTAAAAATACTGTTTCAGGTCTTTTACCTGTATCTTTAGCAACAACATTTTTTAGGGCAATAGAACAATCTAATATACTATAATCAATTGTACCTCCTAAATTAATAATTTGTTTTGATGCTTTGGGTTCTAAATGAGCATTAAATAAAGGCTCTACTGAATCATCTATATAACTAAAAGCTCTACGTTGAGTACCATTACCAAAAATAGTAATAGGTTGTTTATTTAAAATATAATACATCCAAATACCAAGTACATTTCTATATTTATCCCAAATATTTTGTTTAGCACCAAACACATTATGGGGTCTGATTATACAATAATCTAAACCATGTTGTTCATTTGCGACTTCAATATCTCTTTCACACGCCATTTTAGCAATACCATAAGGATCAATTGGGTTTCTTATCATATCTTCATGAAATATACCACCTTCTCCATGACCATAAACAGCCATTGTAGACGTAAATACCAATCTTTTAACGTCGTTTTTTATACATTCATTAACTATGCGAGCGGTTGCCTTTAAGTTATTATCATAATTATATCCACGTATAAAAGGCGATAATCCTTCAGCAGCATAAGCAGCAAAATGATATACATAGTCAATTTTATGTGCTTCAAATATATTTTCAATTGGATGGTTAACTAAATCCATTTGCCAAAATTTAACATCTGGATGTATGTTTTCTTTATAACCTCCACTTAAATCATCTACACCTATGACTTCATATTCATCAGATTTATTTTCAATAATCCAATCAGCTAGCCTACTACCTAGTAAACCTGCTACACCTGTAATTAAAACTGTTTTTTTACTCATATTTAATACCTTTTACTACTTTATTGTCCTTTGGGTTATGTGATAAATTTTTAAATAACCTAGGTGGAATACCCCATTTATACATAAATATTTCAGCTGCTGGTCCTTCAGTAGCTCTAAATTTTTCTCCTTCTTTACCATTTTTAGTAGCTGTACTACCAAAATGATAAAAATGTCCTGAATGTGTTCTATAAAAAGCAATATTATTAAGATCTAATTTTAGGAAAAAATCCCAATCACAAATAAAGGGTGATTGATACATTGTATCAAATCCACCTACAATCATATAATCTTTTTTATACATTGCAAATGGAAATATTCCTCCATCTCTAGTTAATATATCTTTTTCTCTTAATCTTAACTCATATTCTATAAATTCATCATACTTAAAATCTTTTGGAGTACGTCCTAAATCTTTAACTGGGAAGTTAAATATACCAGGTCCAGTAGGTTCAATTTGATTTATAGTTAATACTTGTTTTTCATTTAATTCCGATTCAATTATTTCATCCCAACCTTTACATAAAACATTATCATCGTTAATAATACAAATTTTTTCATTAGTGGCATTCATAACAGCTAAATTAAGGGCTGTTTGCATGCCTTGATTATGACCTAAATCTAAAATTTTTATATCATCAATAAAATCATCTAGAACATCTCTAGATTCTTCCATAAACCCATCTACAGCTACAATAATTTCATTTTTATTTTTTTGCTGTTCAATAGCTGATCGTAAACATAAATGTAAATAATCAGGATTTCTATATGTTGGTATAATTAAACTTATCATACTGTTGTCCAATCTGTTAGAGGTGATAGCCAATTAGTTTCACAATGTGTTGAATAACCAGGAATACTACTTACTACACCTATTTGTTTTGTATTAATTAATTCAGTGAAAAAACCATATGAATCTGTAATTTTATCACTTGAATACTTTTGAATTAAATCCATATCTTCTTTAAGTCTAGATACATAAGTAGCAAAACTCATAACTGTACTATTTGTTAACTTCCAATGTACGGACTTTGTTCTAGATACCCTAGTTATTTCAGCATTCATGTCAATCTGAGGATTACCTCCATCTCTAGCATTAATATATTTATCTGGGTGGTCATATAATGTAGTGTACATTTTATAACGTCTAATACCTTCTTTTAATAATTTTTTAGAACCTGGTTTATGGAGAAAATCATCTTCTAGTAAATAAACCATTGTATCATCATCATTTTCTTCAATAGCTAAATTTAATGCATCTCTAAATGTACCAGCACCCGTTCCATTATTTACTTCAACTAATCTTAAATCTAAACTATTAACATAATCTCTAGTTTCATCATTTAATTTATCTCCAATTATAGTTATATTTTCTTTACCAAATTCAAAAATACAATTATTTAAACAATGTTCTTTAGTTGCGTTTTTTATTTTTCTTTTAGTAATACTCGCTTCTAAATTAGATAATCTATAATATACTTTCATAGCTACACTTTGTTCTCTTTTTTTAACTACACCTAAACCACAACTACCATAAAAACCATAATGGTGATAGTAATCTTCATCAAAATGCTCTTCAAACGCTTCACGTTCATAAAATGTTTGATGTTGGTGGTTATGCTTAGCACTAATAAATTGTTTAAAACTACCAGTAGACAAAGGTGAAAATGAATATTCATGATACAAATGTAAAGCATCAGGATATTTTTCACTTAATGAACAAGCTAAATGAAAACAAAATGATTTTTCATGGCTTGCATCTGAAAATGTTAAATCAATAGGTATTTTACTATCAAATTCTTCTACAAATTGAACCCCATCAATAGGGTAAGTAGGTATGATAATACCTTTTTCAATATAATATTTAAAATCAGATACTATCCATTTATGATCTGGGGCACTATTCAAATCCCCAGTGTATAGTTTTCCTTTACCATTTACCTCTAAAGCTTTAGCTATTAAAGAAGAACTTACACCACTAGCAAAACCTATTTCTAATACATTTCTAGGTTTTCTTAATCTAATATAAAAGTAAATTACTTTTGCTTCATTATAATCAATAGGACCTGCACCCGCAAATTTACCTTGACCACCTGATGATTCATGGATAATTTGATTCATTAATACATTATTCCAATAATCATTAAATTCAGCTTCTAGATCATAATAATCATCACCAAATTCTTTTTCTAATTGGGTAACTACATCAATATTAAATTGATATTTTGATTGTAATTCACTTGTTAGGTATGCCATTATATTTGTTTTATTTTTCCATCAAGATGGATGTATTTAACATTTCTTATTATATTTTCTTTTACATTATCATAAGGAGTTAAAATAATATTATTAGAATGTCTACTAACAGCATCATTCATTCCTGCTTGATAACCTATATTAAATTTTGCTCTAGATTTAATAACTAATTGTTCTCTTAAATTTAATCTTGATAAATCATAACGAATAGGAAATAATTCATCCCATTCAGTATCTTTCAAATCAAATTCACTATAATAATATACGGGAATATCTTTGTATTTCCTAGCTTCTTTAATCAAGTTTTTATCATCCCATCTGCCTTTTAATTTATCTATTCTAGAAGCAAATAATAAACACCCATATTCATCTTTAATGTCAGGATTTGGTATTTCATCTCTATCAAAAAATAAATTAGGCCTACAGTCAACATTATTAACTTCATCTTGACTTAAACCAAATCTTAATAATATTTGTTCAGCTAAAGGTATGTTAATATCATTTGTATAAGCTCTATCATGATCCGTATAAATTATATCAAAATCTCCTGGGTTAAATCTATAGTCTATATAAGGATTATTTTTAAATATTATATCTAAATAATCTAATGGATTATTATTACCATAACTCCAAGTATCCAAATTATCAAAAATTTTAGTTAAATATTCATTAGATGGTAAAGCAATTTTTATTTTAGGATATTTTATTTTTAATGCCTCAGGTAACCCACTGATAATAGCCCAATCACCTAAAGAAAAACATAAACGTGTAAATGGAAACCAACCACTATAATCTTTTGGTAATGTATATTCAGGTAAAAGTTTTTCTACTGCTATGCCTAGTTTTTCAACTTCACCTGAATTGTAAATTTTATCTTTATATAACTTAAACTGTAACATTATTCTTCAAAACTGTAATTTAAATATTCAATATCTTTCTTATATAATTCACCTACCATATTAATCATATCATCATCATAAACATTAGTATAGTGAATTTGATTAGATGATTTATTATAAGATTTCTTATCAGATGATCTTTGTGTCATAAACTTATCCTTACTATTATCTTGTGCCCATTTTAAAAACTTTTTAATTTCATTAGAACGAAATAAATGTGGAACAATCACTTCACCTTTTTCAGGCATTTCCCTTAAAAAACAAAGTTGAGGATCTAAATAAATATTTTTTTCTATTTGTCGCCACCAAGGAATATTATCAGATTTACTTATACTTTTACCTGGGATTCTGTTATATAAATTAGTAACATAAGATTTAAAATTATGGCCTATAGTTGAATTCTTTAACCAACCAAGTTCTACTTTTTCTGTAGATTCCTTTTCCATATCAAATAAATGTTGCAAATTATAGTGGTGGATTGGTAAAACACCTTTATAACCTATAAATACTTCTCCATTTCTTTTCCAATTTTGACCTCTCCATTGCATTTTACCTCTTGTCTCCATTACAGGTCTTAAATTAACTTCGGACCCACCCCATTTAGTATATTTATAAGCTGACCATAATCTATCCCAAGGATTTCTTACAATAGCCCAAGGTTTAAATTGATCCCATTTAAAACCTCTTTCTTCTAACATTTTCTTTTGTATTCCAGCAGGAAGGTGACCATGATTAAATCTATGAGTACCAGATTGAGAATTATAAACGATTTGTTTTAACCAAGTACCAGCACATTTAGGAATATGAATATGAAGTAAATGATCAGAAGGACAATACTTCCATAACGAATCATTAATACGGAAATTTGGTTCCGCATAATAATGAAGGAAATTTGACCTTCTATCTGGAGGTGATTCTGTATTCTTCATAAGGATCATTATCTAAAGGTGATTTTTCAACACCCGCATACTTACTATAATCAGTCCATTTATCTAACTGGTAGAATCCATGGTTTCTATTACCTAATTGATCATCAAAAATTGCTTTATATTGACCATATTCTTTTAATGGTGCACAATGTTTATAATGATGCCATAGATGCACAAACATTACTGCGTCTAAATTTCTAGTTCTAGGGTGTGGAAACCAAAAGTCTTTATCTAACATACTTTGTCTTCTCCAACTTACCTGAGATGAATCTAGGTTGGTAACTGGATTTATTAATTTATTAGTTATATCCTCTTCATTCGGTTTAGCTCGTGTATAACTCGTTTCTGTTGGGTTATAATATTTTAATTTACAATAAGCATAATGAATTTTAGGATTATACTGATAAAAACGGTTTAGACTGTTTAAATAATCAGGAACTAATGCATCATCATCACATAACATTAAAACTATATCAGCATCAGATTCTTTAATTGCTTCATTTGCATATTTTCCTATTTCACTACCTTCTCTAGCTATTTTAGCTTCAATTGTATCATTTGTATTAATAAATTTTACTTTCTTTAGAAAACTAGGTTTTAAAATGCTTCTAACAATGGGTTCTCCCGCTGTTTCACTTCCGTCATCAATAAATGCTACTTCAAAGTTTTTGTAGGTTAATTTATTAATACTATTTAAAGCATTCCTGACCATATCAGGTCTATTATAATAAAAAAATATAATTAAAAATTTTAAATCTTTCTTTTCCATACCATTTGATATTCTTTTCTACCTCTGTTTATTTTAGTTACTCCATTATCTCTAAAACCTAATTCAAAATATAGATTACGAGCAAAGTTATCTTCAAAAACCCATAAAGAGGCAGTTTCAAGTTGAGATAACATATGAATATAAGCTTTTTTAGCATATCCTTTTCTTCTATGTTTAGGATGAATGTCACATCCTAATTCAATTATTTCTTCGCCATTAATTTCAGTCATATATCTTCTAGTATAACCAATAGGAAGTTCAATTTCAAAAAAATTAGATTTTTGACGTAAATAATTTCCTTCATTTTGAATATACTTTCTTTCTATACGTGATATAATCTGATATGGGAATAGTGTTTTGTCTAAATTTTTAAACCATTCTTGAGCTTCATTTAAACTAAATATACTATTATCTAATAAAAAATTTCTAGTTGAATCATCATTTCTTACCTCTAAAAACCACTTTAAATCAGATTCAGTCATATCTCTAAATTTAATTTCCTTATCATCATTTACTAATTCTTGCCCATTAGATAAAACTGTTTTTGGTGGACCATACTCATAAGGTTTTATTGGGCAATAATCTGATATATTACCAAAATCTTTTATTTTATTATTATTCTGAATATCAAAAGGAACATAACATATATCACTAATACTTTTTAATTTATAACCCTCATCTGTAATATAATTAGTAAATATTATTTGTTCTTTAGCTCTGGTAGATAAATTAGCATTTTCAAAATCTGATAGGTTAAATTCAAATACATTTTTATATTTTTTAAGAATAGTTTTTGCTATGTTTAAATTTAAAAATCCATTACTTACAGCGGCATGTTTTTGAGTATGGTGGGTATTTATACTACCTACACCTTTTTTATAAACATTTCTATGATACTTAACATCATCTATATGTTGAGCTATATACCCAACATTATTACTTTTGTCTTTATCAAATTTAAAAAAGAATGGTTTGTAAAATTCTTCATCAACAGGTAAATAATCATCTTCACATAAAAATGCATAATCAGATTTACTTCCATCTTCAATTAATTGTTTAATTCCTTTATTCCAAGCACCATAAGAATGATTAGTATTATCATGAAATATAACTTTAATTTTACCTTCTAACCCATACCATTTAACTACTTCTAATACTTCGTAATATACTTTTGAATTATCTTGTTCTTCCCACTCATTAATAACAAAATAAACTTTATTTAAATTATCTATATTATTATTTTTAATAAATTTACAATGAGCATTAACTAGATAATAATGGTGAACTTGTTGGTACCATTGACCATAAACAAGAGCTAATTGTTTAGCTGTTTTACTCTTAGGATCGTATTTATATCTTTTTTTTGTTGATCTAGGACCAAACCAAAAATTTACAACATAATCAAATGTTTTAATTTCCCAAGCTTTTCTCATTACCAGCCCTTTCTAATACATTTTACGATATATTCTCTTTGTTCAGGTGTAACCCACCACCCAACAGGTATATTTACTATTTTACCAATTGTTTTATCTAAATTAGGTAATTGAGATTTAAATTCTTTTACACAGCTATGTTTATCATTTCTTTCATGTACTTGGGATACTGAAATTTTACATTCATCCATGTATTTATAAAAACCATCTCTATCATCTACTAACATAGAATAAATCCAAAATGCGGATTCAAATCCTTCTTTTCTTTCTAATAAAGTTACTCCTGGGGTATTTTGTAAATGTTCATCATAGTAAGCAGCATTTTCTTTATGTTTAGAAATTATATTATCTAAATGTTTAAAGTTTTCCATTCCTACTGTAGCACAAACATCATTCATATGAAATTTATAACCCCATTCAGGTATATCAGCTTCACATCTAAAATCTTTTCTATCACCATCTCTATCAATACCATACCATCTAATTAATTTACCTCTATCATGTAATTCTTTATGAGGGCTAAATAATAAACCACCATCAATAGAAGTAATATGTTTTATAGCTTGTAAAGAAAACATAGTTAAATTATCATTAGTACCAATAAATTTACCTTTATATTTAGACCCAAATGAATGAGCACCATCTTCTATAACAGCAGGAGCCCAACCAAATTCACCTCTAAAACTAGTTCTAATTTTTCTTAATTCATCTAAATCAATAGGATAACCACCCCAATGAACACCCATTATTACTTTAGTTTTTGGTGTTATTTTTCTTTTTAAATCATCAAGATCCATATTTAATGTTTTTGGATCTATATCTACCCATTTTATTTTTAAACCATTAGCTAAAACTGGCCAATTAGAAGCTGTACAAGTCATTGCTGTACATAATACTTCATCACCAGGTTCTAAACCAGGCCAATTATGAGATACCCAAGCTACACCTTGAAATACATCTTCATCCCAGTGAGGTTTAGGTTTTTTTAGCAAATGAAGAGCCATATGTAAAGCAGAAGTACCAGCATTTAAAGTTTGAATATGTTTATGACCAAAGTAATCTTGTAATTGATTTTCAAATTGATCTACTTTTGGTCCTTGACCTATAAACCCACTATTAAGTACTTTAGTAACTTCAGGGGCGGCTGTATCAGCCATAAAAACTTTAAATAAAGGTATTGTTTCAGATGGTTTCATAAAATGCGTTTTGTTTTTCTTGTTTTTCTATTGTCTTAGGATGATATAATGCATATTGTTCTGCTTTGGGTAAAGGTGCATAAGTTAAGAATCCATCTAATTTTTCATGTACTTTATTTACCCATTTTATTTCTGGTTTGTTTTTCCAAATTCTCCATTGATAATCAGGCCAATTTACCCATCCTTCATTTGATACTCTCCAACCCCATTTTTTTACGTGTTCTGTTAATAAACCTTTGACAGTATTAACTCGCGGTACTAAATATACTTCATTATCAGGGTTGCTCTCAAGTATTTCAGGTAATGCTTCAATTAAAATAGTATGAGGTATTTCATCGGCATCAATTTGAAAAATATAATCACCACTACATAAAGTAGTTAGGTGATTTTTCCAATCCGCAAAATGTTTTTTAAATGTTTTAGCATGATAAGTACAACAATCATCTCCTTTTAATTCAGCTAATCTATCCCATACTTCAGGAGAACCGCTAGCTTTATCAAATAAAATAACTATTTCATCTTGTTTACGTTTTTTCTTAATAAGAAAATTTAGTAATTTTGTTACTTCATCTAACTCATTACAAACTGTTATTGCGTAACTTATCTTCATAATTTATTCAGGTAATACTCCAATATACGAAAGAGCTTCCATATAATCACGTTCTGTAAATGATTTCAATGTAGACATATCCATTTTGTGTGTTTGTCCTTCTACTTTTGCTTCATCTCCTTCTTCTAATTTTACAGCTTTTACACCAGCCCAACTCCATTCATCTTTACTTGCACCATTAGCAAAAACCATTCCTGATTCTGGAAGGTTAATAGTATTTGGAATCCAAATTAGTTTAGTATCTGGATCTTCCCAAGCTAAATCTTTATAAAGTTCGGGTAATGTAATTAATTGTTCATTATAAAATTCAGAACCTTCTTTCATTAAAGTATTTGTCCAAAAACCACAAGATAAACTTAAATAGTTAGTTATATCTTTACTTATTTCAACTTTATAACATAAGTCACCTCCTGACTTAGGACAATTTATAATTTCATCGTATTGCATAATTAATTTATTTTAGGTAATTCTACGTTTGTTTTAGGGTTTAAAGTAGGTAATTTTAAATCTACTTGTTTAGGAAATTCAGGTATATTATGTTTTAATATATTACCTACTAATTCCCTCATTTTATCTTTACTAAAATTAGTTCTTATATGATGACCCTGTTGTTTAGCTGATACTATATATTTTTTATAATTACTAAATACATTTTTAAATGCTTTACTAGCATGTCCTTGATCAACACTAAACCATTGGTAATCTTTTAATAGCCATTTATTAGCAGCTGATGGGTGTACATTTTCCATCTTACCTGGTAATAAATAAGCAAATGAAGGGTGTAAAAAATCTAATTGACCTGACCAACCAGAAGCAATTACTGGTTTTTTAGATAAACAAAATTCCATTAAAGGTCTACCATAACCTTCTCCCTTAGTATGAGAAACCATAGCTTTTACTTTTGAATGATTATATAATTCATTCATTTCTTGGTTTGTAAAATCACCTTGTAATAAATAAACATTAGGTAAATCATTTCCGCCTATGGAATCTCTAATTTCTTTAACTCTATCTTGTATAGTATCTTTACTGATATGATTATCTACTCCAGTTGATGCTTTTAAAATTAAAGCAGGTTTAGTACCTTTTTTATTTTTAAATGTTTCATAGAAATTTTTAATCATTAAACCAACATTTTTTCTATCATGTCCTACAGCACCTTCCATCCACATACCAACAAATAGAAAACAAAATGATTCTTTAATTTCATCTAGTTTTAATTTATTATCTTTAGAAGGTAAATGTTTATAAATATCTAAATCTGCACCCTCAAAAACAACATGAATTGGTTTTTGGTTACGAATCATTTGCCCTGTAGACTTTCCAGCCTTATCTAAAGCATCAAATTCAATATTTTCAAATATATGTTTACTGTGTTTAGATGAAACAAAGTTCATATTCATCCTATTTAAACCTACAATCCAATCACCAGTACAACCTGTACTTTCAATACCTGCTGTACAACCAATATTAAATTTTCCTATAGGTTGAAATTCATTTGGAATAGTAATTTGCATCCATACATCTGGTTGGATGCCTTGAGGTACTCCTTGAACTGCATGATCCCATAAAAATTTCCACTCTTCATGTTTAGCACAAAAACCCCATGTTGTATCACCCCATTTTTGAGGTAATAGTTTAACATCATATTGATCTAACTCAATAATAGCTTTAACAATATCTCTAGAACGTGCCCCATAACCACTATAGGTATCAAAAGGACAGCTTATATAAAACGTTGGTTTACTCATTAATATATTAATTTATGATTTAAAAATTTACCTTTATACTCATTAAGGTTTGTAATCGACATTTTAGGTCTTGGCTCCCAAATTTGAAATAATTCATCAAATGCCTCCAAAACTCTCTGACCTTGATGTTTAGCTGTAAAGCCAGCTTCATCACCAATAGCCCATTCTCTACCTGCCAATCCTCTTTTATTTCTTTCTTCTGGGGATAAATTATATACTTCAGTTAATCTATCAACTGCATCTTCCCATTTACATCTATCATCAAAAATATAAGGTGTTGGAGGTGAACCTTGAACTGATCTACTCGATGGATAAACTGGGAATGCCCATTCACCATGTTCTTTATAAGTACCTCTATGATTAGAAGGTACATCAGGACTTGGAGTAAACCATTTTCCATTTTCATCTACAAATCTCATTTGATCCTGCATTCCACCTGTTGTGTTAGCTATAATTGGTGTTCCAGCTAAGATAGCTTCAGTTATAGTTAATCCCCAACCTTCATTTGAGGTTAATAACATTTGGACATCAGCTAAATTATAAAAATAATTTAACTCTTCCCTGGATAATTTGTTAGTTGAAAATAATACAGCGTTTGGATATTTTTCTCCAAATAAAAATTCGTTAACTTTAGCTAAATTAGTTCCATGTTGAGATATTACTTCAGTATGTAACACTAATTTACAACTTTCAGCTTCTTCTTTAGGTAATGAATCTAAAAATACTCTAAAAGCCATCATTGTATCTGGAATTTGTTTTCTTCTAATGTTTCTAGAATTAAAGAAAGCAACAAACTTTGTTTTGTTATCATCTTTACCTAATACTCGCTTTCTAAAAGCTAAATATTTTTTATCTTTTTTATCTATTGGGTAGTAATGTTCGGAATTTAAACCATGAGGAACATATTTAAATACTCTTTTGCTATTATCAACATCATCTAAAACAAGCTTGTTAATATTAACTGTTTGTTTTGAAATACCCATTAACATATCACAAGACTCATAAAATGGTTTATTATACATTGGAGCTGGATAATCATCCCAAATATTTAGATAAGTAATAGGACATACTTTTCTAATTTCATGTTCCATATTAAATACCCAAGTAAAATATCTTGGATCTGTAATAAGTAAAATAGCATCTGGTTTTTCAGTTGCCATTACTTGTCTTAATAGATCTGCTGTTCCATATCCATCTACACACCAAAGAAATACACTAGCATCTTTAATATTAGCTTGTTTAGAACAATCATTACTAATATCTAATCTTTTGCCTTTATCTGGGTGTTTTAATGCTCCAGCTAACTGCACCCAGTTATAATGGTGACAAGTCTCTAATACAATTTCTTTACCTACTGTAGCAACACCAGAATGTACTCTTATATCATCTGTGATTAATAATATTTTCTTCCTTTTATCCTTAGGAAGATACTTATAACTTTTATTCATTAATTTTTTGTTTAAAGTTCTATATTAGTTTGGTTTGTTATTTGTTTTCTAAAATCTTCATCTGTAAGGTACAAAAAGATTGCTCTATCAGCAAGTTTTTGGAATGAGAATTTTCTCTTTACACATTCAATTTTAAAATTTTCGAATAGGCCAGCTTGAACTTTTACACTTGTAAGTGTCATTGGTTTTTTATTACTCATAATCTTAATTATTTAATAACATTTATATTTGATTATACATATATGTAAATATATAAAAATAAATATCTAAGTCCAAATAGTTTGGCATTGTCCACACTTACAAGGATATTTCATATCTTTAATTTCACCCTTTGAATTAAATACTTCATTAATAAAATCAGTAATAGCTTTTTTAGCTTTATTCAATTTTATTTTTCCACTTGCGGGTTTAAATTCTTGTATTCTAGTTTGGGGCCAATCACTTTTTTCCCAGATTTTTCTTTTAACTATAAAATACTTAATATCAATTTTATCTAAAGGAATACCAAACTGTTCTGAGAAGTATTGCTTATATAATATTAATTGAAATTGTTTATCTTCATCTTTTTTCATTCTATCACCCCAACCTTTAGTACTTGTTTTTATATCAATAATATCAAATGTATCACTATTTTCATTATATAAAACAACATCTAAAAATCCACTATAAAATAAATTATTTAACATTTTATTAGGACGATTAAGAATAGGTAACTCAATTCCTACTAAATGAGTACCTCGTTTTGAAAAATAACCACCCACTTTTTTCTTAAAGAATTTAAGTATTTCAACTCCATCTTCGTAAAATTCTCTCATTTGAACAGCTGATGAGAAATGAGTTTCATTATTTTTCTTGTATTGAGTTTGATATTCATCCATCAATACTGTTTGGAATTTTTCTTCTAAATCTAATGCTTGTGCCGCAACTTTAGACTTACCATAAAATACAGTTAAATATTCTTGAATTGTTTCATGAATAGCAATACCAAAAATCATGTAAATATTAGGTTCTCTTTGATTGATTTTATCTTTGTACTGCAACTTCCATTTATGTGGGCATTGCTTGTACATTGTCAATTGAGAATAAGATACATTCTTTTGAAATGCATAGTTTAACTTCTCAGGAAGATTCTTTTGAATTTCCTTAACTATTTTAGGTATTTTTTTAGCCAAAACTTATTTTTTCCATTTATCACGTCCTACTAATAAACCAATAATTCCATAATTAGCTATATCAATAAACGTGTCTTCCATTCCTTCTCCTTTAACAAAGTTTTTACCGTTATTAAGAAGATTTTTTAGTCTTGAAATTTTATCAGTTAATCTGATGCATAAACCAGTAAGTGAAAATTTCTTATCTGCTTCATTTTTTAAATCACCACCTAAAGCAATATTATTTAAACCATAATCCATATGCTTACGAGCAAACATCTCATACATTTCATCTTGAATTTTTTTAAATTCACTAGATAACTCTGGATATGATGTTTCAAATACTTCAACTACTCCTAAACCTGCAATAGTATTTTCTTTTTCAACTGCTTTATCGAATTCTGCTTCGCTTACTAACTCAAAATGTTTTTTTACACTATCACCCATTAACTTGTGCTTTAGGTTTAAAATATTTCTCTAAAATCTCTAATCTTTCTTCAGATGAAGCAAGTAATTTAAGTGCTTCAGTACAGTTGTCCCAATAATCTTTTGTTGAGTGATCACCTATACCTGCAGGATTATTTGTTAATAATTCAACACTAGCTAGAGCTTTATTTTTATCCGCCTCTGCTTCGGATTTTAAAAATTTGTAAACTTCTAATTTCATAATAATTTATTTATTTCTTTTTTTTGTATTCCCATACGCTCCAATATACGAAAAATTTCGTCATCTCCCAAAAAGTTCAAATATTCTCTTACTTCATTTTGTGAACATTCCCAATATTTAGATAAATATACTAATAACTCTGTTTTTTGTTGTTTGATATTAGATTTAATATACTTATTCCATTTATTATTCTTAGGAATATATTCTCTATAAATTGAGTATATTTGTTCCTTATTTTGAGGGTGAATTTTCTGAGCTTCATTTACTAACTCCAAAAAGTCACTATTCATAGACATAAATCTATGAATCATATAACTATTCCAAAGTTCCCAATCTTTATCTGAGAATGATGAGGGATCGGATTTAATTGAATTAATCTGTTTTAACCAATCCCAAACATTTTTAACCATTCTACTCAGATAAAATACTTGAATCAGCTAATTCTTCTCTTAACTCCATTGGTAATCCATCTGCTAATATCTTATCAGTATAAGGATCAACAAAAACTGGAATAGGCATGATAGCATCGCTTTCAGTACCTGCAACGTATTTTGAAATTTTTCTAAGGATAACTCTTGACTTCCAAATGTCTGTACCTTTAGAATTTTTAACTGGTTTAGTTGATGTTAAATCAACATTTACTTGTGGTTGTTGTGGTGTAGCACCACCTGCACTTCCTCTCATATTATTTATTATTTATTAAATTATTAATTAAACTCATTATATTAATTTCCTTATCAATTCGGAAATTAGCTTTGTATTGATGGTCATTAACTAAAATAGCTACTGTACCTTCTTTACCAGGCATATAATCACTTGCTTTATCATATAAAGTTCTAAATAGATCTTCATAATCATCTGTATTAGCGTTAGCAACTATTTGTCTAATATTTTTAAAATTTGGTTTAGATTTCTTTAATTCATCTATAATTCCATCTATATAATTAGATGAAAATAAAACTGATTTATCTAATTTAAGTTCACCATTAACTGTATTAGCTTGAATTGTATTAATACATTTTCTTAAATCGGGATAAAATTGTAATACTATGGATCCTAAACTGTCCATATCAAATGCAATTTTTTCTAGATCCATAATCCAAGATAAATGGTAAGCAACTTGTTTTTTGCTTGGTGGAACTACTTTTAATACTTGACATCTTGATTGTAGTGGATCTATTATTCGTTCCACATAATTACAAGTTAAAATGAATCTAGTAGTTCTGGAGAATGTTTCTATTATATTACGTAATGATGCTTGGGCTTGTATAGTAAGAAAATCTGCTTCATCTAATATAACTACTTTAAGTGGTTTAAATGATGCTACGGAAGCAAAGCTAGATACTTTATCTCTAATAGTTTCAATACCTCTTTCATCTGAAGCATTTATATAAACATGGTCACAGTCTAAATTATTAACTATTAATTTAGCTAATGTAGTTTTACCTGTACCAGCAGGTCCATAAAATATAAAATTTTGGATATCATTATTATATAATTGAGATGCAATGGAAGATTTTAAATTCTCATTACCAACATAATCTTTTAATTTTACTGGTCTGTATTTTTCTACTAGTAAACTATGATTAGTATTCTCCATAAATTGAATATTGTTTAATTGGTTCAGGTTTTACTTCTTCTTCAGTTGTAGAAATAGCATATAACTCACTTTTTAGGGGAGCTAACCTATACTCCCCTTTAAAGCCAGTTTTCACCATATAAGCTTCTAAGGCATCAGTAAGCGTTTTATGGATAGGACCATCAGGTTCATTTGCAATAAGTCTCCACTTATCACCTGGTGGTACCCTGCGAGCAATTAAAATATTCTCTTCTATAACCTTCTTTTTTGACATAACTATAATATACGAAATTATTTATTAAATTCCAAGTCCTGATTGAGGTACTCCATTATTTTCATAACCTCTATCTTTAAACTCATCACTATCTTTATCTTCAATAATAGTACATTCTGTTAATAAAACTGTACCTGCTACTGAAGCTGCATTTTGTAATGCTAATCTAGTAACTTTAGTTGGATCAATAATTCCTGCTTCCTTATAATCTATTACTTTTCCTTCATCAATGTGAATTCCTGCCCAATGATCATTACCTGAATCTACTAGTTTATATTTACCTAGTAATTGTGCTTCAGTTGAATCATAACCAGCATTAAGTAATATTTGTTCAAATGGTTTACCACATGCTTTATATACAATCTCAGCTCCAATACTTTCTTTATTTTTAATAGCTTCTCTAGCATAAAGTAAAGCAACACCACCACCTGGGAGTATTCCTTCTTCAATTGCAGCTTTTGTAGCATGTAATGCATCATCAACTCTATCTTTTCTTTCATTCATTTCAGTTTCTGTAAATCCACCTACATGAATAATAGCGACACCACCTACAAATTTAGCTAATCTATTTTGTAACTGTTCAGTTTCATAAGGTGTTTTTGATTTATCAAGTTGAACTTTAATTTCTTCAATTCTTGATTCAATTTTTTCAACTTCACCTTTACCATCAACTATAGTAGTTTGTTCTTTTTCTACAGTTACTATTCTAGCTTCACCAAACCAATCCCAACTAAATTTGTCTAACTTCATTCCTTTATCTTTACTAAATACAGTACCACCTGTAGTAATAGCTATATCTTCTAAGATAAGTTTTCTTCTATCTCCAAAATCGGGAGCTTTAACAGCACAAACACTTAATGTACCTCTCATTTTATTAACTATAAGAGTAGCTAATGCTTCATTATCTATATCTTCAGCAATTATTAATAAAGATTTACCTTGAGCACCTACTGCTTCTAAAATTGGAAGTAATTCTTTAACTGAAGATAATCTACCATCAACAATAAGAATAGCAGGATTTTCAAGTACTGAAGTCATATCATTGTTGTTAGTAACAAAATATGGAGATTTATAACCTCTAGCAAATTGCATTCCTTCCACAGTTTCAATATAATTATCTGCTGTTCTAGATGATTCAATATGAACTACACCTTGTTGACCAACTTTATCTACTGCAGTAGCAATTAATTTTCCTACTTCATTATCATTATTAGCTGAAACTGTAGCAATTTGTTCTAATTGATTTTCTTCACCTATATCCTCAGATAATTTTTTCAATTGTGAAACAACTTCTTTTACTGATTGGTCAATATCTCTTTTGATTTGAACTGCATTTTCTTTATTATCTAGAGCTGTTAAACCATTTTTAATGATTTCTCTAGCCAATAATGTTGATGTAGTTGTACCATCACCAGCCTTATCTGCTGTTTTAATTGCAGCATACTTAACTAATTGAACTCCAAGTTCTTGATTAGTTTCTTTTAATACAATATTTCTAGCAACTGTAACACCATCTTTAGTACTTTGAGGTGGGTCAATAATACCCTTACCTATAACAACATTTCTTCCGTTAGGTCCTAAAGTTGAAACTACAGCATCAGCTAAAATATCTATACCTTTAATTAAATTTTTTCTGGCTTGTTTGCCAAATTCTACTTTTTTCATAATCATTTTTATATATCTGTTAAATGTTCTTTATCAATTTCACTTACTTCTGTTTCCGCCAGTACATCTTCTACTGGTACAGTTACTTTGGCTAAGATTTGATTCTCAGGACCAACATAATATTCTTCACCATCAAATTGTAGTTTAGTGAATCCCATAGTTGGTAAGACAATTCTATCTCCCACCTTAATAATTGTTTGTAAAAATTCTCCTGAATGTGTATGCTTTCCAGGACCTACAGCTATAACTTCACCTACTTCATTTAATTCTTTACCCATGTCTGGTACAATAATACCCCCATAAGTAACTTCCTCATTTTCAATAGGTTTAACAATAACTGCGTCAAATAGTGCTTCTAAGTTCATAATTGTGTAATGTATTGTTTAATATTTGATTCGATTTTTTTATAATTTTCTATAACATCATCAATAGATGTATAATTTTCTTTCGTATGCAATTGCATTTTTGAAATAGATTCTAATGCACTTCCCAAATTGGGATGGTAAGTTTGGGGTTTACTATATTCCTTTCCTTTACCTTTTGTTCTAAAATGGTCAGCATTAGGTTTAATACGTTCTTGTACAGTATAACAATGGTCATCCTTTGTTATAAAGTAAGGATCCAATTTAGGATCTTCTATAATTGTAAGTTGTTTGCTTTTTTTCATAACGTCAATATACGAAAAAACATTTGCTAGGACACGTTTTTTCAGTAAAACTTTTATTTAATCTTAATAGATTTTGGTTTAGCTTCATCAGCTAAAGGTATAAAAATATCTAATAGACCATTTTCTAAAATAGCATCAATACCACTTAAATCAAATTTAGGTGCTATTTTGTATCTTAAATCAAATGATTTTTTAGATAAACCATTATGAATCATTCCATCATGGAATTTCTCATCTTCTAGTTTAGTATAACTAATTTTTAAAATATCCCCTTCAATATCTACTACAATGTCTTTTTTAGTAAGACCCGTACAAGCTACTTCAAAATGAAGTCCTGCATCATTGAAAAAAATATTAACGGGATGTGGTTGTTTGAAATTTCCAACAGGTTGAAATGTGCTGTCAGATTTAAAGTGATTCCTAAAAAGGATGTCGAAAGGACTTATATGCCTTTCAAAGATTTCTAATGTACTCATATCATTTTATTTTATGGGGCCGAAGCTCCCGGTTAATTTAAAAACACAACTTGTGCCCTAGCTACAATGTTTTGTTTATTATACATATCAATATAATAAGGAAAATTCACTTCTCCAAATTATTTTATTTGACCTGGCAATAATTCTGTATCAAAGAAAAACATATGCCATAATCTACCAGACTCAATATCCCACCCAAAATAATCCTGAGCTGCATGAATACATTTAGCATCAAAAATAACTAATCTATTGTAAACATTTCCTGCAACATCAACATCTTCATAAGGATGAGGATCAACAAATGTATGTTGATTAAAAGCATGATCAATATTTTTACCATTTACTGGTTCTTGACTGTGTCTTATTTTAGTTTCTTTATGTTGCATCAATCTTGTACCTGAAGCAACAGGAGCATTTGGAGTTAAATAAATCATTCCTGCCCACATTTGTTGGTCACAATGGTAAACTAAAGAAGTACCTGAGCTAGCAGATTGGAATCTTCCATTCATACCATAATCTTCCCACATTTCTCTACCAACAATTTTTGAGCCAATAATCTGTTCAAATCTTTCTTTAACCCCATCAAATAAATATTGTTTTCTGGTTCTCATACCTAAATAACCTGGGTCATCAAAGTAATATTGTTTTAAGGCAAATTCCCTAATAGCATCTGGATCTTCATAGAAATTGTCTACAATCCACATTCTAGGTTTTGGTTCAGGATTAGGTTTAAATTCATTAGTATAAATTTGACCCCACTGGCTATCTGGTGCAGAATCTACTCTTTTAATTTTACTCATAGTTTTTAATTTATTCGTTTCGTGCTATATAATAAATACTGTTTATATCTCCTTCAAATGCAATTTTCATCATCCCTTGTTTAGAGATTTTAATAGAACAATTATCTATATCTTTATTTGCATTTAAAATATCTTTAAATATATCAGAATTAAATGGTAATTTTACATCACTATCTTTTATAATTCCTTGTAATTGGTACTCTATTTTATTTGAAAATCCTGTATTATCACCAAATAAAAATTGGCAAACTAAATTTCCATCTAAATCTTTAGTTGATTGAATTAACATATTGTCTACATCATTTAAAGCATTTTTAGCTTTAATTAAATTATCTACTTCTTCTCTTTCTAAGTCTAATTCAATTTCAAAACCTTCATCTGGATCACTATACCAAGGTGTTTTTCCCATGATAAGTGTATCAGCTAAAGCGTAAGCTAGTTCAAAATTAGTATCTGATATGTTTAATTTGGTATGTAATTCACCTTGTTTTTCAGATGATAATAATAAATCACCATTTGTAATAGCTAAAAGTTTTATTAATTTATTTGTATCGAATACTCCTACTTCACAATCCTCAAATTCAAAATTATCTAAAACTACTTTACATACCCTACCTGATTCACCAGCATAAACAGTTAATGTATTATCCTTGATTCTCCATTTAACCTGATTATTTAATCCATTAATGTAATATTTTGCAATAAAAGATTGTAGTGTGTTTTTGTTTATCATATCGTCAATATACGTAAGTTTCTTTATACCTCAAAGGAATCAAATGCATTTATGTAGGGGTTTAAATCTAAACTCCATTGTAAATCACTAAAAAATCCTTCTAATTTATTTAATAATATAGATTCAAATACTTTTTGTCTATCAGCATAAGCATTTAAAAATTCCTTAATCTTATCTGGCATGTCATAATCAAAAAATGCTAGTGCCTCTATTTTATATGGGTTATCTTTTAGATAGATCCATTTAACTTTATCAGCCATAGTAATAAGATTATATTTTCTATCTAATTTCCATAATTTAAGTAAATCATTATAACGAATAGCTGCACGAACAGGTGCAGGTGCTCCCTTTAATATTTCAGTAAATAATTCTCCAGCTCTAGCTGAATGTCCAGAATATTTTTGTAATTTTTTTACAGCAGTAGGATTACCTAATTTAGTTAATGGTATTTTACCACTAATTATTTTATGTTTAAAATCCTTAATCTGTTTTATTATATTATCCTTTTTCTCACCCTTTAGAACTTGTTGAAGGATATCGTTGAAAAATTCCCCCAAAATAGGTGGAAAGTTTGCTTTCATAAACTCTAGACCTTTGATATCCAAGACTTCTTTGTTTATACCTTCTTGCTTTGTAATCCATTGTGCGTATCTTCTTGTTGCCCTGAAATAAGCTGAACGAATAACACATTCAGTTTTCATTTCAAGTCTGTGATTCGTGACGTTGAAGGTCTCACGAGCTAACCTATTATAATCTTCTGTTATTATATCTTGATAAGCTAAAGCTACTTTTTCTAAGTTACCATCTTTTTCTTCATCAGATAAATTTTCAAAATTAGGAAATAAATGTAAAAGTATTGGTTCAGCATTAAAGTAATTTGAGTCTGTATCCACATAAGCACAATAATTTGTGTCTTCTTTATCGCAAATAAACCAAGGTGTTTCTTCTAAATGCTTCATTTCCAACTATCTTTATTATAGTTACCTAATTTAAAAATTATATTATCTTTTTCATAAATAAAATCAGCTATTTCCTGATCCATAAATCTAGTAAAT